CGCTTCGTGCTCATAACCACCTCCGCCTAAGCCATAGTTTATGGCTGCGAGGTGTCTACGGAACCCTGGGCGATTCAGACTGCGATGGCACTGCTCAATCTTATTGACTTGGTCTAGTCCAAACTTCACACCCGTGATGGTCCCATTGTCGTCCACGCCATAGACAAGGATGCCACCGTCAGGGGTATTAGCGAACGCGCTCAGGTAAGTTGCAAGATCAGCCATATTGGGTATGACGTGATTCTTCCATTCGATCCTTCGATCTTCACGAAAATGCCTGAGATAGCGCTGATTGAGCCTATGGAAGATCTCCCTAGGGGTCCAGGTCGCTGTGTCGGTGGCCACCAGCCCATCTTCAAAATCGAAAGGAAGTTGCTCCATATGTTCAATCATGCTCAGAAGCGCCTATGGGGGCCCGGCCAGGCCATGCAGTCATTAGGATACCCCGCTGTGAGGGCGAACGATCCGCCCGTTACCCTATAGTCGACTACAGAGTCGACTCATAGTCGACTACTACGCCGTTCCGCTCTCGGACGCCCGGTAGCCGCGGCGTAGCTGGGCGCGCCCCGCTTTCACCCACCCTTTCATCGGATCCTTCGCCCTAGGCTTGGTCTCCTTCGGCGGTCGGCGCGGCTCCAGCGCTTCCTTGATTCGCGCCACTTGCTCCGCCCCGGCCTCGGCCAAGCGCCGGGCCTGTTGCTGCTGCTCGAGTGTCGGCGGCAGGCCGAGTAGCGGTTCAATAGGCTCGCTCGGCGTCGTGTCCAGCAACCGGGCCACAGCCGCGCGCAGGCGCATCTCCGGGTAGAGCCTTGCCGCGCACCAGCGCTCGGCGTAGCGCTTGCCCTGGGCAATGCTGGCCGCCCGCTCTTCCTTGATCTGCCACATCTTCCTGGCGTCAAGGCGAATCCGCGCCCTGCTGTCCATGCCGAGGCTGACATTGGCAATCTGACGGCCGTTCCACCACAGCACCCAGCTCTCCCCCATCTGGACCCAGCCAGCGGGCATCGGGGTGGTGCGGGAGCCTTGGTAGCCGTGCGAGGGAAGCATGGCCGGAAGAATACGGGCGACGGTCTCACACTCTGCGATGGCGCTCGACGTTCCAACTCGCTGTGATGAACAGTTCACCTTGGATGTCGCACACTGCAGCCTCGCGGCTCTTCTCCGGTGCAGAATCCTTTGCGCCCGTGTCCAGCCTTTAAACGGCACGGCTATGCACCCTCCCAATGCCTTCAGGATCCATTCGATCCTGCCCCTGCTTGCGCTCAATGGCGCGATCACCCGCTTGGAGCAGGTGCGATCAACCTGCAAGAACTGCGGACTGAGGTCCTCACTTTGCGAGGGTGCAGGCCTTCAAACCGATCTGAAGGGCACCACGCTCACCTGCCCAGGTTGCGGAGCCACGGGTTTGATGGATGAAATCGAGACCTGGCATCACTGGCTTGACCAGTGCCGTCGCGAAAGACTGCTAGCGCAGTTCGCCCCTACGCCAAGTGATCCGCTCGATACTGGAGACACAAAATGAACGACAGCGGCTCCGAACTATCGATGGGTGCCTAGACAGTTCGGATGGGTGCCAGTGCGGCGCTGCTCAGGCAGCCTCCGCGAACGGTTCGACAAGCGCCACCAGCATCTCCATCGCGGTGGCCGGGGCAACCTCATTGCCTCCCCGCTGCAGGAAGCCAGTCCAGTCGGCTCGCACCAGTTGCACCAGCTCCGGCGGCGCCAAGGGGATGCAGCGCATCGGCCAGTATGGAAGCCTGCGCTGCCCCACGCGTCCACGCGCAATCTCGATCAGGTTCGTATGGCTGGCGGCCCCAGCAGCTCTGGAGAAGGCCACATCCAGACCGTCCTGGGGCCCCTCCATGTAGGAGAGGAACCGGCTTCCATCAAACAACGTCACCCCGGTCACTCCTGCTCGGCGGTTGAACCGCTCTGCGTCCGCCATGACCATCAGAAGGTGAGCCTGGGTCAGGTCGCTGGCCGACTCGCTGACGAATACAACCGCCTTGTTGGGCATGGCACGGTGCTCCAAACCTGTCGGGGAGACCGAGCGTAGAGCTGACCCCGTAAGCGCCGCGTAGAGGCCGCCAGATCGCCGTCACAGTTCTGGCAGGCTACACGTCTCGCGGGTGTCGCCGACCGAACTACCTCCGGCCAGGTGCAGCCGACTCGTCGAGAACAGGCCAGATCGTTAAATCGGCCCGAGATCCTTCACCATCGCCTGCTCCTTCTCCAGGAAGCCAGCCAACAGCCGGCCTCCAGCTACCTGTCGCCCTACCCGTTCATTGAGCCATCTAGCCTGGACCTTGCCAGCCGCAAGAACGTCGGCTGGCGCGAAGCTATCCGGCCTGCCGGCCAGCGGTTCCCCAGGAGAAGCCAAGCCCCCATCGAGGGGCTGCACTATCGTTGGCCTGGAGCTGTCGCTCTTCGCATACGCTGTGGCCACCATCCGGCCTCTCTTCGGCGACCAGCCACCCAGCACCAGCTCTGTCCCAAGCTTCTCGATCGGCAAGCGAGCCTCGGCTGCCGCCCTCACGTAATTCGGCCACAGTTGATCCACTACCAGACCCAACTCGGCGGAGAGCTGCTCCATCGTGAAATCAGCACGGAAGCTCGCCTGCAGAGCCAGCTCGTAGATGCGAAGGAAGAACTGCGTGGACCCGCGCGCAGCCAGCACAAGGTTGTGCTGCGGAATCAGGAGCAGTTTTGCACCAGATGAGTGGGCGCCGGTCTGCGCATCCTCCGCCAAGGTGTCAACGGCAACAAGGAGCTGGTCAGCACGCAGCAAAACGTTGAGGATGCTCATTGTGTACGCCCAGTGGCCCGTACGGACTATCCATCCTATTCATTCGCAAGTCGAGCCCGCTATGACACTCACCTTGGAGCAAATTGCTGAACGACTGCGCTCGTGCGAGGTCGACTTGGAAGCCCATCGGGCCTACCTCAAGGCAATGGAGTACGCTCTTGGCGCCGCCATCGCTACCCACAACGATCCGCGATCACTGGCCCGCGTGTGGGAACTTATGCTGGTAGAAGCGGCGGACGTTCATGCTGGCACCGAAGGCCCGGTTTTCACCGCTGCCCTTCAGCAGTCTCTTCGCATGCTCACCGAGCAAATTTCCTCGATCGACCCAAGCGCTACCAATCAGCGCCCAGTAGACCAGTAAGGATTCGCTCAAGCTCGGCGGCGGCCTCCTGCTGGGAGCCCACTTCGATTGAAAGGCCGATTTGTGACGGACCGGGCCTGACCTCAAACCGCGTAATGGTGCCGCCCCCCCGCCCATCCACCTGAACCCTGGCCGTTATGGTTCTTCCCCTGGCGCTGAATATCCAATCTTGAAACTCGTGCATCTGGACTTCTCGGTGTGGGGTTCACAGGATAACTGTCGCCACGTGATGCGAGAATCATCCAAGGTGGCACCCGCACTCTAGGTGTTGACCCGGGATTTCGCCCGCCATTCTCCTGTCTCAACGTCCCTGCGTAGCGCCCACGTCTTTGCGGGTATCTTCGCGCCACGAGCCGTGAGGTACTCCGGCATTGAAAGGAGAACCTCTTCCCCCCTCACAGAGCAACTGGTCGAGAGGACGACGCCATCACTCAACTCCACCAAGCACGTGGTCTCACCGTCAGTTGCCGGGAGGCTGCCAGAGAGATCGGCGGTAGCCCCGGGATAGATGTGGGTATGCGTGAACTCAAAGCGCATCGATCTGTTCCCTACTGCCCTTGATCGCTTATACACCCGAGGACGGCACAAGGTGCTATCTCCGGGGGAGCCGCAGCAATTCAGGCTGCCGCCGACTCGCGGCATTGCGCAACCAGATCGGCGAGTTGCTCCATGCCCGTAACGGGATCAAAACGGCCTTTCAGGCGCTGGGAGAAATTGGTCCAGTCGGCGCGGACCAAGGACTTAAGCTGAGAGGGGGTAACCCGCATGAATAGCAACGGCTGTTCCGGGAAGCGGAGCTGCTGAACAGTCCCTCGAGCGAGCTGCACAAGCTCTGAGTGGATGGCCAATGACTCGATGTAGACCAAAGTCGCAGCTACCGAACTAGCAGTTCCCTCGAGGTAGGTAAAAAAGCGGCGTCCATCGAAGCACACAACCGCTCGCGATCCGCACGCCTCGTTGAACCTGGCCCCGGCAGCCATTAGGTCGGCAAGCTGGCTTTCACCCACTTCTTCGACAGCAGAGCTTACAAACACAACTGAACACTTAAGCATGAGCCACAACCTCGAATTCAGAGGCGATCGTATGCACAGCTATGTGCTCAGCGCGTGCAGGACGCAAGGCAACAAGCGGTGCACAGTCGCGGGACTTTCACGCTCGCAGAACTACGCTCCGTACACCACTCAAGACTGAGCGGCCGTGAGCAGCATCAGGCAGCCGCGCGCACCTCGCAGGAAGCGACCAGCCCACACACCGTCGCCCCTGAATGATCAAGAGCAATCCCCTACACGCGCCCCCCTTCGAACCCAACTCCCCTCAGTTCGCCTGGAAGACCAGGTTCAAGGACAAGTGTGTCTATACCGGTTGCGGAGTCGGCCAGCCTGGGCGGATTGAGAGTGACAAAAGTGCCGAAATCCGAGCAACCAAGCAGGCGCTTGCTGCGCAGCTTGCGCACGTTCGGCTTTCGCAGTACCACGAGGTGTTCGTCCGAAATACGACGGCCGCTCTGATCACTGTCCACCACTTCCTGTCTGAAGCAGCGGAGCGGGATGCCGTCTTCTTTCTATGCGCAGATGCAGAGGTCGCGGGGCAGATCATCGAAACACTCAACATCTGCACGGAGTAGCACACGGCGCCATCGGGGCGCTGTCGTGGAAGCGTGATGGTTCGGCCGTCAGCTCCCGCCTTCATCCGGCAGCGCTGTGACCATCGCTGCGGGCGAAGTCGCTGCCTCCCAGACCCGGTCCGTCGCGGCCTTGATCAGCGCCATGAGCTTCCAGCCAGGCACCACCTCCTGTTCGCCGGTCACCGGGTGGATGATGGTGTACTCGCGATCGATCAAGGTTTGGATCCGCGCCGGGATGGTTCGGTCGTACTCCCGGCTGTTCACGTGGTTCGCGACAGGGTCCCAGTCGACCCGGTCAAAGTTGAACAGCACCGGGCCATCGTTGTTTCGGAAATCCCACTGAACCTCGATCCGGGTCGCCAACATCTCGACCCGGTTGTTGTTGCTCTCGGAAAGAATCGGTGACATCTCATTGCTCCACGGAAATGATGCCTAGCATCTGATTGATCACCACGCCCACGGCGCCGCCGCTCGCCGTGCCGGTGGCCACGTTGCGGGTGACGATGATGGCGCGGTAGGTGAACTGCTCGGTGCCCGCGGTGTTGTCGGTGAAGGTGTGCGAGCCCGCCATGCGCGAGATCAGCTGCGATGGGCCACCCTGCTCGTTCAGCACCTCATAGTTGCCCGTGACGTTGACGTTCGTGATGAACTGCTCTGCGCCATTCCCCCCCCGCCGGTAGATCGCGATGGTAGCGTTCACCGGCCCGGAGACGCCGGTCCACCGGCCCGTGTGCGCCGTGTCGGTCTTGGTCATGTCGTAGCTGACCACGACGTTCTTGGCGCGCCCCAGGGTGGAGAACGGCCCGTTGATGATCTCGGCGTTGCCGCTGGTCGAGGTGGTCTGCACGGCGTTCTTGAGCACGCCGGCCGACAGGCTGCCACCGAAGTAGCCGTTGCCCTGGTTGTCCACCCAGAACAGGCCGTTCGCCTTGCTGGCATTACCCGGGTTGGAACCCACACCGATCCACATCATCAGATCGTTGGACACACCGAACGGCTTGCCGTGCACCATCATGTAAGCGCCAGAGCGAGTAACCCAGCGGCCGCCCTCGAACGTCGTGCTACCGGTGTTGTTCGGATCAACTATACCCAATCGATCAGCAACGAAGTTGATCTGACCGATGGTGCCGTTGTTGACCGACGTCATGCCGATGGCCCTACCGTTGACGTCCAGCGCCCAGGTATAGGACGCCTGCAGCTGGCTTTGACCGTTTTCCAGCGTCGTCGCACGCACCGACAGGGCCTGCGTCGCTTCGGCCATGCCGGCAGCACTCACGGACCAGGATGACGGCCCTGTCTGCCCAGGAGCCGCCTTCTCAAGCATGGGCTGCGTAATCCATGAGAAGGGCGAATCGCCGTTCGCGCCCTCCGTCCACCAGCGCTGAATCACGGTAACGGTGCCTTCGGGCAGGCCGTTGGGGAAACGCGCATGCACACGTGCCCACTGCCCGAGCAGCTTGCCGCCAAACGCCCGCGACACCGGCGAACTGACGAAATCGATGACGCGTCCTGTCACATCCAATGCAATCAGCTGCAGGTACGAATAGCAGCGGTGGCTCGCCAGATATGCCGAGGCGATCCAGTTCTCCCCAGCGATCACCACTGGCCTTGCATCATGGTCCAGCGCAACGCCCCCGCTGGGCGTGCCCCCGACGCTGAAGCCCGCTTGGGCGCCACCGACAGGTGTCCAGTCAAGCCCTGCGAAGTTCTTCTGCAAAGCCGCCTGCCAGGGATTGACCGCGAACTGCCAGCCGGACGTGCCCATACCGAAGTCAGCATTGCGCAGCGAATTCACGCCACCGGACTGCGATGCACGCACCTGGTTGATCAGCTGGCTGTTGGCATCAACAACTCCGTCCAGCTCGATGACCTCGCTGCGCAGCTGCTGCAGGGCGTCGGACGAGGCCTTTCCTTCCAAGGCCGCATTGGTCGTATTGATCCGCTCGCCCAGAGCCTGATCGCGAGCGACGCTAGCTCGCTCGACGGCCGTAACGCTGGCCGTGCTCGCCTTGTCGCCCAAGGCCGCATTGGTGCTGTCGAGGCGCTGGCCCAAGGCCGAGTCAGCATCGGCGCGTGCCTGCTGCTCGCTGGCCACCTGTGCAGATGTGGCCAGCGTGCCAGCACCCGCCGGCATCCGCGCAACCACGGCGTCCACGCGACTGGCCTCAGCTTCAATGTCGCTGGCGTTCTTGGTGGACATGCTGATGGCCGCCGCCAGCGCATCGCCCACCGAGGTGTAATCGCCGATGGCCTCCCACACCGCCGGGTCAGTGCCCGGCTCCACATCCACGTTTTCGGCCAGCGCCCGATACAGGGTCCCATCGTGGCGAACGAAATCACCGGCCGGGTAGGTCGTGCCGGCCGCCCATTCGTCGGCGCCGACAATGTCCTCCAGGATGCCGTTGAGCGCGGCGATCTGCTCGTCGGTGTACTGACGTGCCTTGCCCACAGCCTCGTTGATCGCAGCCAGATCGCCGGCCAGTCGATCGATGATCTCCTGCCCCACCCGCTGATTGGCCCGCTCCGCCTCTTCCCAGGTCTCCTGCATCTGCTCGCCGAGGTTGTTCCCCAGCGTCCGGGACAGCACCCGCATTCCCATGGACAGCGCGCCGCTGGTGTTGCGCGATCGGCAAGCGAACGTCCATTCACCCGAGCTCGGCAGCACCGCCTCAAAGGCAGCAGCGTGATAGCCGGTATCGCCCAGAGGCGTCATCTGGTCCCAGCCTGGCGAAGCGATCAGGCCTGGCATGTAGCGGATCTCTACGCCGGCAAAGTCAGCCGATTGAATGGTGTCACTGAGGAATCCCCACGTGTAACGGCGCACGCCGCCGCTCAGCTCCTCCACGTCGAACAGGTCCACCAGCACCGGCGGCACGTCTGCGCCGATGGTGTTGTAGATCAGGCTGACTGCAACACCCGCCAGTCCGTCAGGGCTGTACGGGCGCACGGTAACGGGATAGGTGCCTGCCGCAGGGATGCGCCAGCTGGCCGAACGGGTGACGGTGCGCGCGACTTCCTCCAACGCGGCGTTGCCGTCGAGGTCGCTCAGCACCACGATGTCTCCGACCGGGCCAGAGATGTCGAACGATGCCTGCAGCTCGGTGTAAACCGTATCGCCCTGCACCACCTGTCGTTCGGTCATCTTCAGGTTGCTGGCGACTGGCCGCGTCTGCAGCTGCGAGCCATTGCCGGGGGGAATGTACTCACCGGTTTTGACGTAGTGCCAGAACTCCTGACTCTCGGGCACCACATCCACAGCGGCGCCCTTCAGATCGCTTTCCGGCCGTACGCCGACCACGCGCACGCGGTAGCCCGGGGTCTGCTTGAAGTCGTAAATCCAGATAGTGTCCCAAGCCGGATTGGCATTGCTGTTGCCCGGCAGCTCGGCATCGGTCGGCCACGGGTCGGCCAGCTGCAACTGGTCGCTTTCTCCAGTGAAGGGCGCGACCCGTAGCACGCGGTACACCCGCTCGCCAGGGATGCGCAGGCCGATGTAGGCGCTGCCCTGCGCGGGCGCGGGCACCGGCACGTCGAGCTGCAGCGTCACGACTCGCCCCGGCCCCATCGACGCGGAAAGGACCTGACCGCCGAAGCCCCACTGGGTCAGATCGTGCTGCAGCGCCAGCACCGACATGCGGCCGTAGGACATGTGTTCGATATCAGTGCTGTACGTGATCGCCTTGTACTGATACAGGCTCTGCGCCAGGTGCCAGCGCGCCAGCAGTGCCGCGTGTGCCTCACTGGTGACGCCCTCGCCGGACACCTGTGCCGGATTGAGCATGGTCGTCACGCCTGGTGCCGGCACGCGCAGCGTCTTGGCCTCCCACGTGGTGCGGTCGAGATAGCTGTATTCGATGCCATCGGCGGCGCTGGCCAGGGTGTAGTCGACCTGGAACTGCCCCTTCTTGATGGTGGCCATGTTGACCACGCCCGACAGCGGCTGTTCGTCAGCGGCCCACACCACGGCCAGCCGGCCGCGGGGCCAAGCGATCTGGCCGAAACCGGCCAGCGCGATCGCGTCGAGCACACCTTGATGGCTGCGCACCTCAGTCAACAAATGGTCGTATGTCAGGTCGTTCGCCGCGCAGTGCAATGTGAAGGCCTTCAGGGCCTCGACATCGATCTGACGGTCGGGCACCCCCATCCCGGCAATGCGCTTGCCGGTGGGATCATTGAAGCCTCGGGCATAAGCAAGGATCTGCGCACCTGGATTGTTGCTGGACTCGGTCACCCAGCCGATGGCATCACCCTTCCACACCGGGATCGGTGACGAGTGCGCCACACAGCGGATCTCATCGGGCGCACCGTTGAGCTGACCCGAGGCCCGCATACGGATACCGATGCGCGAAATGCCCGGGTATCCCGGCGGCTCCCGTCGAACGCTGGTCAGCGTGGTCCAGGTGAAGTTGGCCTGGGCGCCGCTGCCATCGGTGTTCTGGCCGGCCACTCGCACGCGCACGTCGTACTGCCCCTCGGGCACATCCAAGGTATAGCTGCGCTTCTGGGTCTTCTGGGTGCGGCCAGAGACGCTGTAGCTGCCGAAGTTCAGCCAGTTGCCGGTGCCGACGGCACGGTACTGAACCTGAAGCTGCTCCCGGTTGTCCTTTTCTTTTCCCTTCGAGGTCACGTCCCAGATCTGGAACTCGACGCCTACCACCAGGCGGATCGTCCGCTCACTGCCGGTGCGCTGCACCCATTGCCCCGGCCGATTCTTGGGATCGCTACTGGTGTCGAGCAGCCGACCACCCTCGACCACAGCCACGTTGCTGTAGATCGGGATGTCCTGGTCGGGCATGCCAGAGAAGCCGTTGTACCAGACCTGCACCCCTTCGAAGCTCGAGAGCAACGCATCACCGTTGTAGAGCTCTTCCACTCTGGCAACGTTGATGCCGGGAGTCAGCAGCAGCGAGACAAACTGCTGGTCACCTTCGTAGTTCGTGTAGGGCAGGCTCGCCACGTCCGGGGCGATGCGCACCGACCCGAACAGCAGGCCCAGCGGCTCGTAGGGCCGTGGGCGGTTGCGGGGCGCGGACAGAGCGAAGGTGCTTTCGGCGGGCGCGGCGGCGCTGGGCTGCTTGGGCTGCAGCACTTTGTTGATCAGCAGACTGCCGGCCAGATATACGCCCGCACGTGCTGCCGCCAGACCAGCACCAGACAAGCCCGCCTTCGCCAGCCAGCCCGCCAGCATCGGCGCCTGAAACGCAAAGTAGGTCAGCGCGACCATGGCGACCAGGCGAACTGCGCTCTTGCCCACTGCCCCACGGACCTCAATGACCTGTCCGTGCTTGGGATAGACGTGGCTCCAGAGGTGACGATCGACACGGCGGCCGCCGATTGTTACCAGCCACGCCTGCCCATCGAGTCCTTCTACGTGGCGCATCAGGAACGCATACAGAGACTCGCCCGGACGCAGGTCCACCGGCGCATTGCGCTGACCGTCCAGCAGCACCGGGTGGGGGGTGACGATCAAGCGACCGGCGGGGACAGGGGCGTCCATCATACCCATGAGTAAAAGCCCTCGATTCGAAGCCCGAAGCCGGGCAGTTCACGCACGCGGTGCAGCACGCTGCAGCCGTTGCGCTCGTTGCTGTGCAGTACCCAGCCTTCATGGGCCAGGAAAAAGAAAACCCCGGCATGGCCGGGGGTTCGGTGGCCCTGATCGAACATCAGGACAAGGTCGCCGTCTTCAGGGGGGCCGTCTCGCCGATGCCCGTATGGCCGCGACAGGGTTCCCAGCTCGGCCGCACCCTGAGCACCGCGTGGGCGGCGCCCAGGCAGCGTGATCGGTCGTCCGAACAGTTGCAGCTGCACCAGCACCACCAGGTCGGCGCAGTCGAAGCAATCGGCGTCGTAGGGGATGCCCACGAACTTCTCCACATCCGCCAGGCGCATCAGAAGATCCCCGGCAAGGTGAACGGGTTGGCACGCAGCAGTACCGCCTGCTGGCGCGTCAGGTAGTCCACGCCGCATTGCGCTGTCGCCGTCTGGCTGTTCACCGACACCTGTGCCATCGGGAGGTCGTAATCCGCCTCAATGACGTTGGGGTCTGCGCGATCGGTGATGATCAGCCGTGCGTTCACAATCTCGCCGGGCAACAGGCCTTCCAGGTCCTCTGTGATGTTTCGGCCGACGTTGTCCAGCACCAGCTGGAGCCGCGGAGCCTGGCCGCTCACGTCCTCCGGCAGCTTGAAGCCAAAAGGATAGCCCACGTATACCAGACCCCGGCTTGTCCAATCGATCGTGTCGTTGGCAATGCGCAGAACCTCTGGGAACGACGGCGCGCTGATCTCGATCAGGGCCAAGGCGCTATCGGTGTCGGTCGTGCGCTGACGGCGCTCAAGGAAGCTACTCATCTCAGGTACTCCATAACCACCTCTCGCTGCGCAAGATGGAAGCGCGGTGCCTGCGGCGACATTGCACCAAGCTTTCCACCAACGAAACGCGCGACCACAACCTGCCCGGTGCGCGGATGCACCACGTTGAACCAGCCGATCCGCTTGATGTCGTTGAAGTACCAGGCCTCGAAGACAGCCACGTCTTCAGGAGTTTTGAACAGCACCGTCGCTGTGACCGTTGCCATTACCCCACTGTTGATCACCCGCTGGCGGGGAACACCTCTCTCCATCTCTGTCCGTTCAACCGAGGGGTCAAAGTCCTCGCTCAACCCGCTGAAGCGCAGAATTGCTGCGGTTGGCCACGTGCTCATCCAATAGTCTCCTGCCACCCGAACCGCGCCTTTCCAACAGCAGCCAGATCACCGCCATCCAAGCTATCGCCGACGATGTCTATCACCAGCCTCCTGAGCTCGCTTCCATCAGGCATGCGCTGGCTCTCTTCGCGTGCGCGCACTTGGTTGCTGCCGAAATTGTTGATCTCCACCCGCATGGCGCTACTGCCGCTTGGGGTGCCTGCGGTTGCCATTGGCGCCGCCGGTACCACCTGGCCATTGTTGCCAGGGATCAGGTACCTCTTGCCGTTCTGCTGGAACAGCTCCGGACGGCCACCTTCGCCCACCTCGTAGAAGGAGTCGCCGGTGACGCCGCCGCCACGGGCCCGGCCGCCGCCGAAGCCCAGTAGCGGAATCGACTCCTTCACTACGCTGCCAATGCCGCCACCCAGGCCGAGGAACCTTCCGAGGCCAGTTCCGCTCAAGCCGCCCAACAGGCCAACGGCCGCCTGCTGTGCCCCAATGCGAGCCAAGTCCGCGATGATCGAGTTCGACATATCCCGGATGGATAGCTTTCCGGTCTGTGCTACCCGCACCCACATGTCTTCCCAACCGCCGAGCGCGGTATTCATCACCCCGCTGGCCAGGTCCATCGCATTGCGGGCAGCGAAGACGTAGTCCTCCCACACACGGTTCACGCCGGCACGCCAGTCGCCCAGCATCGCCAGGCGCTGCTCCTGGAACGCTCGTTCCTTGGCCAGCTCGCTGTCGCGATACGCCGCTGCGTTCGCCGCCAGCAGGTCCCATGACGCCTTGTCGGCGGCCACGTCTCGGCTGCCGATGCGCTTCAGCTCGTCCTGATACTCGCGCTGGATGTCCAGTTGCCGGCGGAGCATGCTCACTGCATCCGAACCGCGACCCATCCCCATCAGGTCCAGCTCGTTGGAACGTGCACGGTTGCTACTGGCCTGCGCGATGATCGCCTGCTGCCGGGCCAGCGCCTCAGCCGCTTCCTTTTCCTTGGTGTACGCCGCAGCCTTCTGGCCCGACGCCAGCAGTTCCTCCCTCGCCGCCGTCAGCAGTGTCCGTGTGGACGCCGTCATGGTGTTCTTGCTCTTGGCCAGCACCTGCTCGATCGCCATCGCTTGGCGTTCGCTTTCGGTCACCTTGACGCCGGTCTCCACCAGCTGCTTGTTGGTCTCGATCTGCCGTTGGGCAGCGGCCAGCATGTTCTGCGCGGCGCTGTCGTCGCCGTTGCGACTGGGTTTCTTCTGACCTTTCTGGGAATCCTTGATCAGCTGAGCCAGCGCCTTTTCGTAACTGCCCCCGCTGATGCCCCCGTTGGCACCGAACTGCACACCCTTCAGCAGCTCGGAAGTCGGATTGGAGATCTTCAGGGCCTCGTAGCTGGCCTTCAATTTGCGTGTGCTCTCTTCCAGCTTCTCCGTGCTGGTCTTCGCCCTGTCCAGAACGCTGTTAATCTGCATGTAGCCGTCCAGGCCATCCTGCTGCAGCTGGTTAACCAGCGCGGCTCCCGCTGCGAGCTCCTGCTGATCCTTGCGCTGCTGTCGCATGACCCGCAGCTGCTCTTCCAACACGCCTATATCGTTCTCGCGGGCGCCAGGCAGAAGGTAGCGCGGCCCCATGAAAGCCCCGCTCTGCAGCGAGGCCAGCTTCTGTTCCAACGCCCCGATGTTGATGTCCAGGGTCGGGGTATTGAGGTTCCGCAGGTCCTGCGTGAAGGCCTGCCACTCGCTGCGAAGTGCCGCCACCATGCCGGTTAACGAGGCCGTCTGCGCCTTCATCTCTTCGGCGCGGCGGTCGAACTCCTGTGCCGCCTCGGCCGTCGCGTAGGCCACCGCCTCGGTCTGGCGTCCCTGCTGCTCCAGCGACTGGACATGCTCCAGCACCGAGGCGGTCAGGAAACGGTAGTCGCTGTTGAGGTCTATCAGCGCCTTGGAGGGCGCCTTGGCGATCTCCTCCAGCTGTCGGGCAGCAGCACTTACGTCCTGCCCACTCACCTGGGCAAGGCTCACTGCCGCTGCGGCGGCCTGCGCGAGCAGCTGCCCACTCAGCCGCCCACCTTCTGCCAGCGCCACCACCGCCTTGCGCGCGTCCTCATACCGCCCGGTGGCCTTGCCGATGTCGTTGGCCAGGGCACGCAGGCCAGCCGAGGTGAAGCCTGCTGCATTGCCCGACTTCAGCAACGCCGCCGCATAGCCGTCCATCTCCTTCTGGACGCTGTAGGTGACGGCAGCCACCGCACCGAGACCCACGGCCAAGCCGGCCACGGCAATGCCGGTAGCGCTGAACATAGCCGAGAGGGCGCCTGACCGCGCCGTCAGGCTGGTGATCGAGGACTGCACCTGCGCGAAGTTGCCGGTGGCCAGCGCCCGGAACAGCACGGCGACGGACTGCTGGGCTTCAACCGTCTGCAGGTTGAGCTTCCCAAAGCTGTTGGAAGTGGCCAGGATGCCTGCCCGGGTGCCATCGAGCTGGTTCTGGTACTGCTGCCACACTTGTGGCTTCAGCAAGCCGAGGTCGCGAGCACGGGCCAGCTTGTCTTCCTGCTCGGCCAGTTTGTTTAGCGCGGCCACCGTGGGATTGATCTGGCCCAGCAGCTTCTGCAGGTTCAGCTCGCGGGCTTCGGTCGCCCGCACTGCCTGCTGCGTGGCCCTACCGGCGCGCTGCTCGATCTGCTCCATCTCCTGCACGCGAGCATTGATCTTGGCCTGCTCGTTGGCCCAGAAGGACGCCGACTTTCCAGTGTCCTTCTGGGACTTCTCCAGGCGTTCGGCAGCAGCTCCGGCCTTCTCAGCCGCAGCGGCATTCTCGTCCAGGGCCTTGGTGCCCTCCACCAGGCCGCTGCTGTCGACCTTGTAGCCAAGTTCGGCGATGTCCATCAGGCGCTCCCGTTGTTCTGCATTGCCCGCTCGCGCGCGGCCTTTTGGTCTTCGCGCACCGCGCGCAGGTACTGGTCATCCATCGCCATCAGCATCTGGACCTCCTCCGGCAGCAGTTCCATCTGCAGCAGGGAGGCCCATTGGCCGATGTCAGCAAACGTCAACGCCTCCGGGCCGCTGTGCCGGCGGGCGGGTAGCTCCCAGAACCAGCCCCAGACGTGGGCAGCCGCGTCAGGGATCTCCATCTCTGGCGCTTCGGCAATGCCGAAGCGGGCATTGCGCTGGCGCCGGGTCTCGCCGTTCTCATCCGCCATGTCGTAGCGGACGGCGATGTAGACGGCCTCAGCCGTCCGTTTCGTCAGGTCGGCGAAAGAACTCCGCCCGGTCGGTCAGGGCGACGTCGACCTGCTCCCCCACCCATGGCAGTTCCTTCAGCAGCTGCTGCAGCGTCTGCTGGGTGAACTCGGGCTTCTCGCCGTGGAAGGTCAGTTCCCCTTGCCACTCCCATCCACCGATCGATGCGCAAAGCATGCCGATGCGGCTGGCTTCGATCTGCTCGGCACCTACCTTGCCGCGGTGGTTGATGCGGTCGTTGATCGCCTTGCGGCCAGCGGCCTTCACCTGCGGGTGGCTGTCAGGCAGCAGGGTCAGCACCAGGCCCACCGGCTCCTGGTTGCCCGGGTGCACGATGTCCAGGCGGCGCGCTTCCGCCACGATGTTGGTCAGTTCGGTCATGTTCGAGATCCTTGATGGCGATCCGGTAGAGAGCCCCGGGGGAAGCCGGCCGGATCAGTTCCGGCTTGTCAGGCGGCCGCCCTATCCCCTGGGGGGTTTGGGTTACGGGGTGACGGGGGCAGCCACGCGAATGGGCGCCTGGTTGAGGGCCAGCGTGTAGGTGTTCAGCACGAAGTCCTCATTGCGGCCGCCCGGACTGTTGGGACCGGCCACCAGGCCGCGCAGGAACTCCAGCGAGCCATCCGGGCGTTCGACCTTGAAGGCGTAGGCATCCGGGACGTTCGGTGCACCGGCGGCGCGCATGGCGATCTGACCCGGATCGGCCAGGTCCTCGGCCACCTCCACCTGCGGGTCACCGGCGTTGGTGATGCCCTTGCCCTTCAGGGCAACCTGGGTATCCCAGGTGTCGTACTGGACGATGTTGGTATTGATGCCGCGCTCACCGACGCTGCCGACCTTCTTCACCTCGACGAAGGTCAAGGCCTTGAACTCGGTCTCGGTCAGGTCGGTGTTCTTGGGTGCGGCGCAGATGTAGAGCTTGGAACCTGCGTTGGTCTGTGCTTCAGCGGCCATAGCCGTATCTCCTCGCGATGGGCGTAAAAAAACCCGCCACGGGGCGGGGTCGTTGGAAAAGCAAAAGGCCCGCTGGTGGGCGGGCCTCTTCCGTCATTGATGCGTTGTGTCAGCGCATCTCGACAATCTCAAGAGTTCGAATGGCAGGGTCACTTCCAGCCACCAGTGATTCGCAAGTCACCTGCACCCCGGGCATCAACTGCTTGTCGCAGTGCAGGCGTTGGTACGGCGTCCAATGCCCTGGTCGACCTGGATGAACAAGGTGCGCCTCGAGTACAAAGTCAGAGACGGCGACGAACACCAGGCCGACAAACTCGACACCGTGCCCGGGCGGTGACTGCAAAGCGTGGGCGTTGCCCGCCCATCCATCCAGGTCGCCGATATGCTCGGGAGCAGATTTAGACGCCCCGATGGCCGTAATGGCGATGCTTGTTTGAAGGGGGCCTGTGCCGCCCACTTCCGAGAAACTCATCTTCCTTGTCCGCAAAACACATCTCCTACCTTAGAAACGGCCACTTACGATTTTGTGGGAGCCAGCTTTGCCGCCACCAGCTGCATGGCCTGCGGCCGAGTGAATCCCGCCTCCACATAGGCCAGGTATTCCGCCCGGACGAACCGCGCCTGCTCGGCGCAGAACTCGTCCAGCAGCTGCCGGTTCCGCTTCATGCGGGTGATGGCATCGCGCATCGCCTGCAGCTCACCCTCGTTCGGGATCTCGTTGCTGCTGACCAGGTGCAGGTTGGGCGGCTTGGGGCTCATGGCCGGAGTCTACCCCGAAACAAAGCCGCGCCAAGGGATTGTGACCGGGTGCATGATCCGCTCCGGGTCTGGGATGATGCTGGAGGTCCAGGGCTTCCTCTCCACCCTCATGCCGGCGAAGGTCGTGCCCTTGGCGAAGGCGGCGATGATCTGGTCCGTGATCCGCGTGCCCACCATGATCCCCTGTCCAGGCCGGTAGCAGGCCGACAGCTGGCCGAACCCCTGCCTCAGGAACGGGCCATCGTCTCCGATGCCGTAGTTCTCGGTCCGGTTGGGGAACCACTGCAGCTCCAGCCAGCGGGCATCCTTGCCGGTCGGCGGAGTGAAGCCCTGCCCAGGGTAGGCGCAGGCCAAGCCCTGCTGCACGGCGAACTGCCCCACCAGCGTAGCGAATGCGTCATAGATCGCGGTGTCGCTCATCCCATCCGTCCTTTAACGTCGGCTGTGACCTCGGCCACGATGAAATCCCAGCGCTGTGCCGCCGCGCGCGCGAAGCCTTTGCCCGCTTGCGCGTAGGTTCTGCCCAGGCTGTCCTCGCCTTGGAAGCCGTGCTCCATGCGCATGGCGTACTTCGCGGTCCAGCCAGCCCACACGGTCTGCCCCAGCTCCATGGTGGCGAACACCACCTCCGGGGCCTGCGCGCTGTCCGATGGCATGCCCTCGACCGATGCAGCGGCAGAGTTGCGCAGGAAGCCGGTATCCACCGGCATCTTCCCGCCCTGCCCCTCTGGTGTGCCGGCTTCCTCCATCAGCTTGGTGGCTGACTCGCGGAAGATGGCCCCCTGCATGGCCTTGGCCTTCTCGGTGAAGGCGCGGACCTGGCTCCCGAACTTACTGGCCACGCTTCACCTCCGCCGCCATGTTCACGCGGTACTGCTTCATGCAGCGGCAGCCGATGGTTTCCTCCGGCCCAGCACCGAGCGAGGTATCGCCCGGGAACCGCATCAAAGCACCGCTGGGCGTCTGGAACGGTTCACCGAACCGACGCACCTGGCCGTTCATGGCCTGGTGGCTGTGGCGTGTCCTGTCGTCGCCGGTGGCTGACCAGGTGCCCTCGACGTTCTCCGGCGCCAGTCGGCCACTCTCGATCTGCTGCCGAAATGCTTCCTCGCGACCGGCGGCCATGGCCGTCAGCGACTCGGTCCGCGCGATCATCTCGCCGCGCAGCGCCAGCAGCCTGTCCGCATAGCGCGCAGCGATCTTCTCCACGTCCGCCGGCGCCACCGGCTGGCCGGCCTTGATGGCCCGGCTGACGATCCCGTCCAGGCGCTTGTCGCGCCGCTTGCGGCCGAAGTACTCCGCCATCTGCGCCGGGTCACCGCTGGCCAGCTGCTGACGGACGTTGGCCACGAACTGCGCCTGCTGCGCGGTGAGGCCGAGGATACCGCCACTGCGGCGGCCGGTCTCTCCCACCCTGCCGACCAGCTCCAGCGCCGTCTGGCGCGGGTTGGTGCCGGTGGCCATGCCGCGCACCAGGTGCTGACGCACCAACTGTCGCTGATCCTCCACCACGCCCGTGATCAGTCGCGAGGAGTTCGTCTGTAGCCAGCTCTCCACGCCGCGGTTGCGCATGTCGAACCCGAACCGCAGCAGCGGCGTGTCGTTGGCCGGGTTGTAGCGCCCGCGTATCTGCTGCCGCAGCGACAGCGTGGGCAGCTCCTTCATACCGACCTCCGCGCCGGTGGCAAACGCCTGGCGCACTTGCTCGGCCAGCGGCGAGAAGCGTTCACCGTCGAAGCCCAGCGCCTCCAGCACAGCGTCCACCTGCCCGGCCTGCAGGAGGCTCGCCAGCAGGTCCAGCTGCACCTGCGATCGCACGCCGGCGATGGCCTGCTCGAACGCGCGGCGCATGGCCGGCTCTAGGCGCCGGGCCAGCAGTTCCAGCTCGCGGGGTGTGTAGTCGGCCATTAGCGTCGGGCGTGGAATTCGTAGAGCAGCACCTGCCCGCCAGGGGACAATGGCTGCAGGTCGATGAAGTGATACAGCTGGTCACCCAGCAGCAGCCGGTCGTCCTTGCCGGGCTTGATGTCGATCGCGGTGGAGATCAGGCCCAGCTTGTCGCCCTGCTGCACCAGCGTGGTGTCGCGATCGGTCAGGCTGTAGTCCAGCTCCACCACCGTACAGTCGTGCCGCGTCGGCGGACCCGGCTGCGGGTTGTGCGGCGGCCCCGTGGGCGTACCGTCTCGCTCCAGCTGCGTGGCATAGCCGAAGCGAGCGATCAGCCGCTCTGCGGTGGCCTGCATGCGGTCGTAGAAGCGGCTCATACGACGCGCACCGCAGGCAGAACCGCCGGCGTCCGCAGCAGCGGCGCCAGGATCTCATCGATGGCCGGCACCACCGGCCGGTTCGGCACCTGGCCAGCGGCAGTGGCATCGGCATAGGTGACCTCGATGGGTCCCACCTTCTCCTTGGTCACCGCCTCGCTGGCCACGTAGTCCGGCGACAGACTGCCGGCGTTGGTCAGCTCGCGCAGCGCCGCTTCGTAGGCGGCCCGCTCCACTTCGTCGGGCACCTCATCCGGCTGGATGGGGTCGCCGTCGTAGTCGATCGCACCGGTGCGGGGCCACTCATTCGGCTGGCCCCGTCCGGCCGTACGCACGCCGGGGAACATCGACGCCCAGCGGCCGGACGCGAGCAGTACCCGGTACCGGCCATCGATGTAATCCGTGGCGCGGACCAGAGCCCCGGTGCGGGCGGGATCCGTCCCGGCAGCCCAGGCGGCATTGCCGCGCGCCTGGTGGTAGAGATCCGCGCCTTCCAGCGTGCCGTACATAGTCAGCCCTCGCCCTTCTTGGCCTCGGCCTCGGCGATGGCCGCCTGCAGCTTCAGCACGCCCCAGGTGCCCTTGGCGTCGATGCCCAGTTCCTTGGCGCGGGCCAGCAGCGCATCCTTGTCGGCGACCGGCGGGTTCTGCGTGCCTGTGCCGCCGGTAGCCTTCGCCTTCTCATGGTCAGCGGTCGCGGCGCCCTTCTTGGCCTCAGCCTCGGCTTCAACGCGCGACTGCAGCTCGCGCACCATTGCCGCCAGCTCCGCTTCGCGGTCTCCTTCTTCCAGCGCGTTCCAGTCGGCAACGGTCAGGCCAGTGTGCTCGAACGCCTGGCGAACCACTTCGCCCAGCTGCACGGAGACGCCCTCGCCCAGCTCGATGTTGGCCGGCAGCACGTTGGAGCCGAGCAGCGATTCCTGTGCCGGTGCGCTGGGCTTGCCGCCCTCGGCGATCAGGATCTCGGCCTTGAGCCAGCCCTGCACTACCGAGTTCTTCTTCAGCTGCTCCCAGCCATCGACCGGGGTCTGCACGCCCGGCTGCAGAATGGTGCCATCCGGGAGGCCCAGCGGGCCCTTGTAGTTGTTCGTGATTTTCATGCTTCGCTCCGATGTGGCCCCAGCGCGTGGCTGGGGCCGTGGGGATCAGATGCCGTCGAGGTAGACGACTTCCTTGGGCAGGCGCACGTCCAGGCCGCCCAAGCGCATCACGCCCGGGATGTCCCAGCGCAGCGGGCCGCTCTGCCAGGCCGGCAGGAAGCGGTGCGGCATCGGCATGTGCAGCTTCAACACCTGCGGATCGTTGCGGTACGCCACCAGGCGCGTGGTGCCGCCGACGCCGGCGGTATCCAAGCCGCGCACGCCGCGAAGGGTCAGCTGCTGGCCGGTCTGCACGGTGTAGACGTTGTTGGCCAGGAACCACTGCAGGATGGTCATGTCGCTCTGGTCGCTCATCTTGCGAGTCGCGATCAGCAGGTACTTCGTCCACGGCAGCAGCAGAGTGTTGGCGATCGAGGCGGTGTTCGTGCCGTTGAACACGTTGAGCAGCGCCTGGTTCAGCGTGGCCACGATCAGCTGCGAGTCGGTGGTGGCGTCCCAGCTGCCGGTCGGCGCGGCCACAGGGGTAACGCCAGCCGCGTTGAACAGGCCGGTGAAGCCCTTGCTGGAATCACCCAGCAGGGCCACGCGATCCACCATTTCCTCCGATGCACGACGCGCTGCTGCGGCATCTTCGGTGGACAGGTTGATGCCCAGCATCTGTGCGCGGCCGACTTCCTCCCAGCCGAAGCCGTAGCCGATGCCGGCGGTGTAGACCGGGGTCTCGAACTTCGCGCGGGTAGTGCCGGCCTTCGGGATGTCGTCGGCGTTGCCATTGATCCAGTTGGCGGTGCCGAACTGGTCCTGCGCGAAGTAGGTCACCGAAGTGGCGAACTCGCTGCCCGAGGTGTCCACCGGCACCAGGGTGCGGTACTGCACATCCGGGTAGACGGTGCGGTAGACGCCCGGCTCGATGATCGAGGCCTGGGCGACCACGAAGCCCAGTGCTGCCTGGGCGTCGATCAGGGGAATTGCGCTCATGTGGTTGGCTCCTTAGCCGAGACGGACGACGGCCAGCTGGCCGGCGGCGGTGGTGCTGGTGTCCCAGCTGGCACCGGGGATTGCGGTGTTCCCGGTGGCGACGTTGGTGAAGACGCCGGCGGCGGTCAGGTAGACCGCATCGCGCGCGGCGACGGCGACCGAGGCGACGACCCAGATGTCGCCCTTGGTGCGCACGCGCGCGGATTCGCCCACTCCGAACGCATCGGTGGCGCGGCCGGTGACCTGGCCCGCCGTCACCGTCAGGCCAGACGCCGAGCGGTCCAGCAGCGCGATGCCGACGTACTTGCCGCCGGCGAAGGCCTTCACGGACTTGTCGGTGGCGCCCTGCTCCACGGCCTTGCCGAAGGCGATGGCTGCACCTTCAACGGTGCGGGAGATGTCGGTGGCCGGCAGCATGGTGGCCGGAGCGCCAGCAATGGCGGCTGGCTGGGTGTCCGGGTAGTTGGTCTGCAATGCCATGGCTTAGGCCCCCTTCTGGTTGGCGGTGCGGTAATCGAGACCGTTCACGGACTCGGCGTAGCCGTTGTCCTGCACCGGCTGGCGGTGGGTGGCGCTGTCGCGCAGCGCCTTGGCAACCGGATCGACCGGCTTGGCTTCGTCGGCCAGGATGTCGAAGCGGGCCTCGATGTATGCGTCGGCCTTGCCCGCCACCGCGGCATCGCCGAGCTTGGCGACCACGGCAATCTTGCGGACCTCGGCATCGGTCTTGCCGCTGTAGTCGGCGTCGTGCACAGCCTTGGCCTTGGCGATCAGGTCCCCGCGCTGCTGCACGCGCTGATCCAGGTCGGCGTCGCTCAGCACCTTGGCTTTCAGGGCATCGCGCTCGGCCTCGATCTTGGCGATAGCCGCGTCCTTGGCATCGATGGCAGCCTTGTGGGAAGCATCGGCGGTGCCAGCGGCGGTCTGCGCGTCCTTCAGCTGCTGCTGCAGCTTGCCAATGGCCTGGGCGCCGGCGTCGTTGGTGACGACGGACAGCCCATCGACCAAGATGGTCTTGTCGCTCATGGGGTGGTTCCTCGTAGATGGATTGTGGTCGTCGCCGTGCTGGTGCTGCTGACCACGCGCCCGGTCGACTAGCGCGAGTTCGTACTGCGTGAGCGGGGCCGGTCCCCATTGCGAATCACCCATGCGGGTGTTGCCGGCGCGTGGGTTGTTGTCCGGCAGGTAGGCCACGTGGTTAAAGCGCAACGGGCCGGCCTGGCGGTACTGGAACGGAGTGCCGTCGGGCGCCACGCCTTCATCGGCGACGATCTCCACCGAGTAGCCGGCAGACAGCGAGCGCGCGCCGGCGGCCACCTCCTTCGCAGATGCGGCGTCCATGATCGCCATGGGGGCAACTACGTGTTCGCCGTCGCGCACCACACGACCACCAACCTGCCCGACCGTGAGCTCTTTCCAGTTGTCGGCTGTGACACCCTTCGGCGGGTGGCCGCGTGTGACCGGCCGGCCCACCAGCGAGCGCATGCTGTCCTCATCGAACACCGTGGCCGGATCGCGGTAGACCCCGAATACCCGGCCAGCGTCGTCGCCAGACAGGCCCAGCTCGCGGCCCAGGTACTGCTGCACGTTGCCTGCGCGGCTGACCTTGGCATCGCCGACCAGGAAACCGTCGCGCGTGAAAGCGAGCCCGGACGCATCGAGCGCCAGGCTGTCGAAGATCTCCATGATTCAGTCCTCTCGAATTTCTTCGAAGATTTCCGGGCCCAGCACGATGCGGCCTCGGTAGGGCTCGACCTTCGACAGGTCGACGGTCGCCTTCGTCAGGCTGATGTGCGGGGTGTAATCCGGGTAATCGTGCGACCCGCCCGCGCGGATGATGCTGTCGTGCCGCCAGCACAGCTGCGCCGACGCGAACAGGATCACCGCTGACATGCCACCCAGCGGTTCAATCGCACGCGGGCCGCCCTCGGGGATGACCAGCTCATCCTTGCCGCCGTTGCTCCACTCGTTGGCATTGCCGGCCCTGATCCAGTCGAAGGCCTGGCGCGAGTAGGCGACGGTGACATGCAGGTCATCCTGCAGCTCTCCGATGCCCTGCTCCTTCGCCCAAGCCGCGATCTCGTCGGCATTCACTACCTTGCGGCTGACATACAGCGAACGGGGCTGGGCGTCCTTCACCGGCGTTGCAGCGGCGCGCTGCTCGTCGTCGTCCCGTTCGTCGCTCTCCGCTGGGGTTGCTTCGTCGTACTTCAGCATCTCGGCTTCCAGGCCCGGCGCGACGCCGGCTTCAGTAAGCATGTTCACCGCCACCGTGGACATCACCTCATCCGGTAGCAGCCGCGTTTCGGAGATGGTCTTGATGGTCTCTGCAGTGGTCTTGCCAATTCCCGCGCGTTCGTTGTCAGTGGTCTGCCACAGGCTGCGCCAGTTGTAGAACACCTCGGCGGGCCGGCTGCCCAGCGCCGAGCGGACCAGGCACTCGTCCAGAACCTGCAGCGCCGGCTGAAGCACCAGCTCCTGGTTGCTGCTGATGCGGTCGTAGTAGTTCCGCAGGTCGCTCTCGCCGCTGGCGTTTAGGCCGCCCGGCGACTGGCCCAGCAGGCGGGTCATCGGGATGTCCGAAGCACCCGACACAAGCTGCATGAAGCCCATCAGCAGGTCGACCAGGCCGCCGAACTGCGCCTGCTTCTGTTCGTAGTCCTCCTCCGCGTCAAGCAGGAGCGCTCCGTTGATCCCCTTCGCCATCGCCGCGAGGGTCATGCGCTGCAGCACCTTCTGCTCGTACTCCGGGTCGGCCAGGCTCGCCATGAAGTTCGGGATCTTGATGACGTCTACCTTCGCCTCGAACACCAGCGAGGCGATATTGGCTGCGCTGGCGTCGGCGTCCTTGATGGCCTTGCTGATGGCCAGCAGCACCGAATCGCCCCATCCGTCGCCGATACCCTGCTCCGGATCCGGCTTATCCGCTCCGTGCATGATTACCAGGCGCGAAGGGTGGATCTGCACCTGCCCGGCCGTACCGCTGCTCAGGGTGTAGAACGCCGGCAGGCCGTAGCCCAGCGATTCCGGGTCAAGGTCCAGCTCGCCGGCCTGCAGCACACGCTTCGAAAGCACGTTGATGTGGCGAATGCCGCCTTTGACAATGGATTCAGGCTTCAGCGGCAGCATCGGGTCCGACTGGCCGGTGCCGATGTAGAGCGCGGCGCCGCCGGTGAGCCGTGCGCGGATCATCGCCTTCAGCACCTTCTGCTGCAGACCCAGCCGCTTCTCCTCTGCCTCAATCGCGCTGATCTTCTTCTGGTCTGCGCTCCAGCCACGCCACTTCCGGCAGCTGTCCATTGCCGGGATGTCGATCACCTTCCGCGCCAGCCAGGTGCCGCGGTAGGCGTTGTCTGCCTCCTTCTCCGACAGGGTCGGCAGGCCGTAGAACGTCGAGGCCGCCTTGTCGCGCGGCGTGCCCAGGTTGGCAACCAGGTTGACCAGCCCGTCGTAAAGTTGTGCGAGCTTGCCCATCAGAGCGCGTTCCCAAGGTTGTAGGTGCTGCCGGTGACCAGCTCAGCGAAGGCGCCCGAGAGCGCATCGACCTGGTCGTCGTGCTTTGCGTTGGGGAATTCGGCAATCTCATCCAAGAACGCCGCCACCCACGGGCCATTCACCAGCTTGATGTTTCCGGCTTCGGCCTGAGCTTCGACCGGCGTTGCCCGGACCTCCTTGGATCCGGACTCCAGCGCGGCCTTCACGTCCCAGCCGGCCAGCAGCTTCACCTGGTGCGCGGCATTGCTTTTGCCGGCGGCGCCAGGGTCCTGCGGGATCCGAACCTTGATGGTCCGGCCGTCCTGCAGGGCTGTGTTCTTCAGCATCTTCTCGACGCCCGCCGGCGACTGCCGGTCCCGAACGATGTCCAGCACGTAGTAGACGCCGCCGACCTCGCCCAACAGCAGCCCCACGGTGTAGTCGGGATCGCCTTTCGTCTTCTGCTGCTTCGGATCCGTCGCGGCGAAGTCCCATCGCCGGACCTTCCGCGCCGCCAGGATGGCCGGCGCGGCCTCTACCACTTCGAACCATTCCCGCTTGAACTTGCCACCGTCGCGCGGGGTTGGCCGTTGCTGCTGCTGGCCGGCTACCGCGTAGCTGCCCAGGATCTTCTTGTCGCGCTCGACCACCGCGCGGGGGAATCGCTCAGGGAACAGCAGCTCGCCATCCTCAGTGCGCGGATCCTCGAACCCGATAGACGTCCGGCAGCGGCGCTCTGGCTCGAACTCCATCGGCAGCATCAGGTGCTCATACCCGAGCCCGAGGTCCAGGATTTGCCCCGACACGTCCTTTTCGTGCAGGCGCTGCATGATCACCACGATTGCAGACGTGGCCGGATTGTTCAGTCGGGTAGGCACCGACTCGCGGAAGATGCGGGTCGTCGTCGCGCGCTCCGCCGGGCTCTCCGCCGTCTCCGTCGAGTGCGGATCATCGATGATGACCCGGTCGCCGCGGCCGCCGGTCAGGCTGGCAAACGCCATACCCTCGCGGTTGCCCATCTTCGAATTGGCGAAGGACATCTCGCCCGACCGGTTCAGCTCGATCTCCGGCCAGAGACTGCTGAACCACTCCGACTGCACCAGGTCGCGCATGCGCCGGCTGTCGCGCTTGACGAACTTCTCCGCATAGGAGGTCGTCAGGTAGCGCATCGACGGCAGGCCCCGCGGCCCCCATTCCCATGCCGGCCAGAACACGCTGGCCACCAGCGATTTCATGGTGCCCGGCGGAATGTTGATCAGCAGCCGGGTGATCTGTCCGTCAGTGATCGCTTCCAGGTGCTGGCACAGGACATCAATGTGCCAGCCGTGCACGTACGGCTGTGCCGGCTCCAGAACCGGCCATGCCTCACGGATGAAGCCAGCCAGTGTGGTGCAGCGCTGCCTGATCGCCTCGCCATCACGGGCAAGGCGCTCGCGCTCGGCGTCAGCCGCCCTCCTCGCCCGCTCCGCCCGGATCTCCGCCAGCGTCGGCAAGCGGACCGAGGATCTGTTCAAGCTTGTCGAGATCATCGTCGGAGAGGTCTTTCAGGTTGTAGGTGCCGATCGCGCCACTGTGCTTGTGCTTCTCCACCAGGAGGCCGGCCAGCTTTCCCTTGCCCATCGTGGCTGTAACCGCCGCGCTGGCCTGTTTCTCCTTCAGCGCGAGCATGCGGGCCTGCTCCAGCTCGTCCATCAGGCTGTCGACGGTCACCTCGGCCTTCTTGGCCACCTTCTTCTGCCCGGCGCGCACTGCGGCCTGGATCCGTGGATCGGTCAGTAGTCGGGAGCCCTGCTGCTTCGCGGTCTTCGCGCTGTACCCGGTCCGGATGGCCGCCCGCGTGCCGTTGTGGTCCTTCAGGTACTCCGACACGAAGCGCAGCTGCTTCGGGGTCAGGCCGACCGCCTTGTTGGCGGTGGTCTTCTTCGCGGCCATGGGTCAGCGCTCCGGTACCGGCTTGCCCTGCACCTGTTCGATGGTGTCGAACTGCGCCTCGTACTGATCCAAGCACCGCTTCCGACCGTTGCTGACTTCGAACACCGCCGAGGGCTTGCCAGCCCGCACCCAGCTGCAGCGCTTGGTCAGTGCTGCGTCGATGGGGACATAGATGGCCACCGGTACCGAGACCACTGCGGGTGCCGGTGGGTTCTTTGCCGCCGGCGACGTGCCGCAGCCAGCCAGCACCAGGACCACTACGATGAGCGCATGTCGCATGTCAGTACCCCTTCAGCGCCGGGCAGGCGGAATCAAGGAGCTCCAAGGCCGCCTTGCAGGTATCAGGCCGCTGCTCGTAGCGACCGCGCCAGGTGGAGGCCTCCATCTCGGACGCTTCGATCTTTCCTGCAAGTGTCTGCAGCGCCGCCGCGCTTTCTGCCTTGAGGGATTCCAGCTTCTCGGCTTCTGCCCTCAGTGCAGCGGCGACTTCAGCCAGGCGCTGGTCACGGGTTTCCACGTCGGCCTGCAGACGGTCGGCATCGGCTTTCCAGTCAGCCCGAACCTTCACCACCTGAGCGCTCAGATCCTTGATCTGCTGCTCTTTCTCATAAGCCGACAGGCCCGCGACCATGCAGCCGAATGCCAACACACCGCAACAGAGCTTCATGACGCTGCCGGGCTTGCGCAACCAAACCAGTGCGTCTGCGGCCCAGCCGACCACTAGGTCCCAGAGGGCCTTGAAGAATCGAATCAGCACAGTCATGGCTTCTCGCCTCCGATGGCCCCGGTGGCCTTTTCCACCAGGCGCACGTAGCCCGGCAGCAGCCGGCGAATCAGGACGCCGGAAAGGCCGGCCAGAGGCAGCTGCGGGGCGCCTGCCAGTGCTGGCCAGATCGACGCAGCCACTGCAATGACCCATGCGGCCACGATGGCGTAGGCCACAACCGCAACCGCCAGCGCTGCCCAACGCGCCGCAGTCTGAAGGAACCGATGGCCCCGCCGGCGGCTGGCATCAGCGGCAACCCGCTCTGCGTCCTTCTCCGGCAGCAGCAGGACGCCAATCAGCGCGCCGGCCATGGCCACCAGCAGCACGGACTGCGGCACGCCAAGGATGACGCGCTCAGCCTCGCGTAGGGCGTCCGCCGTCGCCGGCGCCACCACGGCCGCAGTGAACGTACCTACGATAGTTTTCAAGGTGCTCACGGGCTCAGTCACAGCGGGATCCCGAACAGCTTCTTGGCCTGCGCCAGCCGAAGCTTGCGATCTTCCAGCCCGTTGGTGCCGCCGTTGATGCGCTTGGTGACCGCCACGACGTCGTCGCGGTCGGCTAGTGCGTTCAGGCCTTTACGCTGCCAGAACCAGCCTGCCGCCACCGCCGCCCAAGGCAGCTGTGCCACCAGCTCCGGGGAGTGAACGAACAGATCTCCCTGCCCCATGGCGTGGCTGAAGGTCGCGTAGTTCTCGCGCCCAGTGAGCTGGATCAGGCCGCGCCCCTTGTAGCGCACGCCGTCGCCGGGCTTCACGTTCCCAAGATCGGCCCGGCCCTCGTACGCCTTGCCCGACGCGTACTCGGTTGCGGTGCGAAAGCCGTCCGATTCGTGCGCCACCTGGCCCAGGAAGTGCGCCTTCTGCAGCGCGGTCACGATGCCGAACTGGATGCAGACATCCTCCAGCGGTTTTGCGTACTGGCCGGCGCCCATGGCGGCGGCTACGGTTTCGGTGCTCACCATGGTCTCTCCTGCATAGGTGCCCGCCCCGCAACCGGCTGGTGCGCGAGGAGGTGGTTGGTCCGGGGGGCTGCGGGCGTAGAAGGCCGATCACCACCGCTGCCTAGGTGTCTCCCCGCGCCGTGGCGCTAGGGATGCAAACCGCCCGGTTGCGTAGAAGCCAGCCCCAATCGCCTCACGGCGAGCGGAGGGGGTTTCGGCGCGGTGGTTGATCGGTGTTTGGGTCCCGGAAACGCAGAAGCCCCAGCGCAGGGCCGGGGCTTCAGGGACAATTCTTGACAGTCGCAGAATTAGGGCATCCGACTGTGCAACTTGTCAAGTGAAATCGTTGATGTACACGTGGGGGTCGCCTCCGCCGAGGTTCACATCCATGCCTGTCGCAACGTAGTTCTTTGGGTGGGCCTGCGCCCAGGCCTTGAACAATGGCCTCCAGTTCGCATCGCGCGGAAGGCCAGAGCGCTCGAGAAAATCGGGGACGGTCAGCTTCAACGTTTTGCGTCCGTTGCCTGGCTGCCATGCGTTCTGCGGAACCTCATCGATCCATTCGAAATTCGCCATCTGATTCACTGTGTCACGCGGCGATCCTGCCGCCCATGAAGTCTACCCCGCGCTGCAGCTCTCGGCGGTACTGCCACACTGACAGCGTGCCGCCGTACTTCTCGGCCACCATGCGCGCCTTGACCGCCTGGCTGGCCGACACGGTGAACTCGGTCCGGACGATCAGGGCACGCATCGGGTACTGCCGCTCCATCGACGCCAGCGCCCGGTCGATCCAGCGCAGTTCATCCGGAACGCCGACATCGACAGCGATCTCGGGGTTGTCGTCGGGATGGTCTGCGTCGTTGGAGGCGCGAATCGGATCCGCCGCCCACAGCGGCACGATGCGCAGGCCTTTCACGCCCGTGCCAGCCGCCATCAAGCGCCGTCGATCAGTGCCATCCCGCCCAACCAGGTCATGAAGGGCACGCTCGCGGGTCAGCGGCGCGTGGTCGCGAACCTTGTCCAGGACATGCACGCTCCTGTCGGCGCGGCTCAGCGCAAACCGATTCACCTGGGCGTGGCCCCAGCGTCGCAGTTCTTCGGTCAGCGGATCAGTGTTGCGCATCGCGCATGCCCTCCAGTACGGCGTCATCGAATCGGAATACCGGCAGCTGCCTGTCGGTGTCGCAGGTGCCGGCCCTGTCGGGCCAGCCCTTGCAGTGGTAGCCAGTGGCGCCGGCGGCGCGGAACAGGCAGACGGAGCAGCGGCCGTGCTTCTGCAGGTAGGACCGGTAGCGCTTCAGCAGCCGCAGCTCGGCGCCGGTCATGCGGCCGCCTGGCCCATGGCCAGCTGGTGCTCGGCCCACAGGGCGATCAGCAGCGCGTCGGCGCGGCCGTTGTCCTTCTTTCGCTGCAGCTGGCACGCGGCGGTCGGGAACCGCTGGATCGCCGGCAGCCGAGCGGCGTCCTTGTCCTGGCCGATCAGCCCGAATCGGCGCTTCCACACTGCCGGGATGGCGCGCAGGTAGGGCACGCCCATCAGCTGCAGCACTGCGCGGGCTTGGCCGTAGCTATCGCCGAAGCGGAATGCGCTGGTACCCCCATCACCTGGCCGTGCACCGACCTTCTCTAAGGCTGCCTGCAGCTCGGCGCCCGGATGGGCCTCTCGCTGCGCACGGATGAAGGTGGCAACCGCGCGGGCGTCGACCTCCTTCCAGCCCTCCACCTCGCGGGTGGGCATATCCAGGATCGGGCCAGGCACGCCGTCGATCAGGGTGGCCACTGCGCCCGAAAGGCCAGGGTCAATACCAAAGGTCAGCCGGCTGGTCGCCATGAGGTCTTCTCCAAGTGCTTTTCGATCAGGGTGTTTTGCAGGTCCAGCAGGTAGTCATCACTGCCGACCTCCTGCCGGAACTTGCGGGGTTGGCGGGCATAGGACGGTCCGAACAGTTCCTCGCACCGGGCAGCGGACATGCCGCCGAACGGCTCGCCGCGGTGAGACCACGGGTTCAGGCCTATGGTGAAGTCATGCCCTCGCCGCTTCTGACCGTGCTTACCGCCGACGGTGAGGTGATGCTCCTCGGCCGGTACCGGTTCCTCACCGAACCGGATTCCAAGGCTGTAGGCCACGATGCAGCCGATGTCCTTGATGGCAGCCAGCCGGCTCTGCTGCGAAAGCGTCTTCTTGCCGGTCGAGCGTCCGCGCTTCATGCTTTCCCCCAACGAACTGGAGGAATCGCATGGACTGCAACTGGATGGGCTGGTGTGGGCTCACTGCATCGGAGCAAGCTGCCTGGGTGCAGGCTGTTGGCAGCATCGCCGCGATCGTCACCGCAATCTGGGTGCCTGCTTGGCAGCGTAGACGTGACCGCCAAGCCAAAGCCACAGATCAAGCGCTGCAGGCAAAGGTAGTCGCGGGCGCACTGCAGCCGTTCATACCCTCCTATCGCCGTCGGGCCGCTTACCTCCTGAATGCACTGAAGGAGGGCCAGTCGGCGGAGCAGCTGAAACGCGTTCCCCAGACTGCCTTCGACGTGAACGAAACGATCAAGCAATTTCATCCCTCTTTCCACTACCTGGGCACGACTGGAGAGCTTGCTAACCGTTTTGTTGCGAGCCTTTTCTGGCTCCAACAAGGTCTGATGGCAATTCATCACGAACGGCTGCGACCTGAGACACGCGAACAGATTCAGAAAGATTGTGAAAACACAATCAACTTTGCTCTCGAGCTCAGCCCGCTTCTGGAAAAAGTAGGCGGTCGGATTGAGCGGCTCGCCGGAAATGTAGACATCGTCCACGTGGAGGGCGATTGAGCTCATGCCGCTTCTCCTTGACGCCGGCCATTGACGATCCGCCAGTAGTCCGCGCGTACGTCGTCCAGCATGACGTGCGCGTAGTGGTCACCGATCCAGGCGGTGATGCCCGCGAAGAAGGCGGCGAAGTCCTCCTTCTCCATCGAATCGAAGGCCAGGGACTGGGCCACCTTTACCGGGATGGTCCGGATCTCCGGCAGCACGCCCGACAGCACCTTGCGCGCGCCGGCGCCGAGCACAGCCTCGGCCGCGTCCAGCAGCGCCTTCACCACCGGGCTGGCGTCCATCTCCACCATCTCGCAGCAGATGCCCGACTCCAGTTGCACCTGCTTCAGCGCGGCGTGCGCGTCCAGGTCACGGAATGCCTCAACGTTGTCGACCAGCAGGTGACCGATGACGTGAGCCAGGCGATGGAACGCGGCGTTGCGCGACGCCTTGATCTCCAGCCGGTACTCATGGCCGACGCGGTAGCCGCGGTCCTTGGCCAGCCTGCGATCGATGTCGTTGCTCGGGGCGAACGCACCAATCTCTTCGCCGGTTGCCGGATCGACCAGGCGCAGACAGAGGGCGTAGATGGGCCGGCTGGCCCGCTTCGCGCGGATCTTGCGTGCAGCTGCTGTCATCGCAGTCATGCGTCGTCTCCTGCGGCAAGGTCGCGGCGGCTGCGCCGGCGGCGCCCGGGCGACGGAACATCGAACTCATCGTCGCCACCGCCGGCAGTGGCCATGCCTTTGAGGCTGTAGTTCGGCCGGGGGCCGGTGTAGTCGTCGAAGGCACTGCACTGCAGCCGGTGCTGCAGATAGCAGGTGCCGGTCTCGCCTTGGCGGTTCTTCGCCACGATCAGCTCGGAGATCCCCGGCGCGCCACAGGCGTCCTTGCTGTAGTAGTCGTCCCGGTAGAGGAACGTGATCACGTCTGCGTCCTGTTCGATGGCGCCGGACTCGCGCAGGTCGGCCATGCCAGGGCGCTTGTCGAGGCTCTTCTCCACGCTGCGATTGAGCTGGGAAAGCGCCATCACCGGACAGTGCAGCTCCTTGGCCAAGCCCTTCAGCCGGCGCGAGATGTACGACACTTCGTCATTGCGGTTCTCCGACTTGGCCTTGCCAGTCAGCAGTTGCAGGTAGTCCACAACGATCAAGCCAAGGCCACCCGGCACCTTGGCGTGCATCCGCGACGCACGCGCTGCAAGGGCATCGACCGACAGCGCGCCGCAGTCGTCGATCGCCAGTGGCAGCGACTGGATGTAGTTGCGGGCCTGCGAGAGTCGCGCCCATTCGTCGTTGCTCAGCACGCCCTTCTCGCGCATGCGGCTCAGGTCGACGCCCGCGTGCGCCGCCATCAGGCGCATGCTGAGCTGGCTGGCGGACATCTCCAGGCTGAAGACGGCAACGTTGCGGCCGCCGGCGGCAGCATCCTCGGCCCAGTTCAGCGCGTGGGCGGTCTTGCCCATCGACGGGCGCGCACCGAGCACGATCAGGTCGGTCGGCTCAAGGCCGGGGATCTTGCGCCGCACGCTGCTCCACTTCGGCGCGATCCCCAGCGTTCCCTCGCCGTGGAACCGGGCTTCCATTTCGTCCCACGCCTTCTGCACTCCGCTGCGCACCAGCACCAGGCCACCGTTGCCGCTGGACTTCACGGTAAGGCTGGCCAGCTTCGTCGCTGAGGCGGACACGACCTCCTCGGCTTCGTCGTCGCTTGCGCCGTAGGCGCTATCTGCGATGTCGGTGGTGGTCTCGATCAGCTGCCGCAGCAGCGCCTTATTGCGCACGATCTCGGCATAGGCGCGCACGTTGGCCGCCGAGGGCGTGCTGCCGGCCAGGTCGTAGACGGTGGACACCAGCTCCTGGGCACCGATCTCGACGTTGGCCGTGATCCAGTCGCCCACGGTCACCCCGTCCACTTCGCGCTTCAGGTCGGCCACGCTACAGATGCCTTGGTAGATCAGCTGGTGCTCGCGGCGGTAGAAATCCTCCGGCGCCAGCTGGTCGCGAACCTGCGCCAGCGACTCGCCAACCAGCAGCAGCGCGCCGAGGACCGCCTGCTCTGCCGGTACCGAGTGGGGCGGCACGCGCAGGTGGGCCACGTTGTCCAGGTAGTCGGGAACGGCATTCACGCGGCCTGCTCCTGCTCCTGCTGGTGCTGCTGCTCCTGCCGTTCGCGTTCCCGCTCGGCATCTCGCTCGCGCTTGACCTGCACACCGCTGGTCGTCAGCTCGCAGCCGCCAGCAGGCGGGCACCACCACAGCTTGAACCAATTCCGGCGCACCGCATCGCGGAAGTGGGCACGCCAGTCTTTCTGCTGCTTGCCGCTGTCCCGGTGCTTGATCGCGAACTCGCGCCAGGCCAGCGCCACGAACTCGCGCGGAATGCCGGCGTCCTCGGCGAAGTCGAAGATCGGGTCATCGGGGCGGATCGGTCGCTCGCCGGCAGCCCGGCAGGCGTCGACGAACGCGGAGAAGGTGATCTTCTCCCGCTTCGGACGTCCGGCCTTGGCAGGTTTCCCAGAATCGGATTTGCCACCGTCCGCCCCCCTGGCGTCAGCCTGGGGGGTATGGGGGGGTTCTTCTTCTGGAGACGGATTCGGAGACGGAGACGGATTCGGAGACGGGGCAGTGCTAGATCCTGCTACTGGCAGGTTCGTTCCTGCTACTGGCAGAGATCCATCCTGCTCAGGTTGAGCCAGTAGCAGCTTGGCTGCGTATTCGGGCATCAGCAAAGCAGCTTCCTGTCGACCGTGCCGACGGCACAGTGCAGCCCACTTCGCCTTCTCGGAACGGGCCTCTGCACCGGCAGACCACGGCTGATGCTCTGCCCAGTCATGCAGCTGGTACCCACCCTCGCTGCCATCGAGGAACCCAACGGATGCGAGTTCGCGCACCAGCGCATCGTTCTCGCCCGCCCAGTCCGCAGCCAGCTCAATGTCCTCGGCAGTCATGCCGCTGAGATCTCCATCGGGACGGCTCGACCGCGCCCACAGGATCAGGCAGACCAAGGACCAGCCAGCAGCTGGGCCCAGCCGACGCACCAGCTTCTTCGTCTTCGGGTGACCTGGCAGCCCAATGCTGAGGCGTGCGTCGGTGCTCATGCGACCTCCTTGAGCACCAGCAGGCACCCGGCCAGATACCAGATCTGCCGAACGTGGACCATCGCTTTGGCGGTGGCGTTCATACCCCACCCCGCTCCGCCGCTGCCTCGGCGTGCTGGCTGACCTGCACAAGCGCGGCCATGACCTGCTGGCAGGCGCGCGAGATGTCATCAGCCTCGTTCGGGGTGATGCGGTTGTCGGCCATCGCTTTCGAGACCAATTCGGCCAGATCGCCCTTCGCGGCGGCGGCCGACAGCAGTGCGGTGATCAGGGTGCCGGACTCAGGTGCATCGACACGCTGCGCGATGAAACCGTGCTCCGCGCAGAGCGCGTGCAGGATGCGGTAATCACCGGTGCGCGCCATCAGCGCGTCCGCTTCCTGCAGGCTCAGTAGGTTGCGGTCGGTGTTCGGGTTGACCTTGCCGCGCAGGGTCGCGGCTGACATGCCCATCCTGGGCGCCAGAGCCTCACTGCTGCCCGGGTACTGGTGGACGGTGTCGTAGGCGGCATCAGTGACATTCATGGGCGGTTTTCTCGATTGGAGACGGGGCGGCGACGGCGGCGCACGATGGCGCCATGGACAACGTCACATCAGGGATGAAGGGAGTCGCCCTCCGTGCGGTAGGCTGCTGTTTCCACACGAACAGCCAATGCCCGCAAGGAGGGCGACATGAAAAGCTTGGTAGTTTTGGAACCGGCGAGCGCCATCGGCCGCTCGTATCTACTCGCGAAGAACGCGGACTTCATGCACCTGGGCACACACCCGGTCATCGAATGCTCTCGCGTGGAAGCGGATGGCCCTTATCTGCACTGCTATGTCGATGCGCACGATCCGGCAGCACATCCAGGGCCACGATATTCAGAGGTTCTGGTGCCGCATCACGCAGTGGCGTTTGTCCGGAACTACACCGACGCCGACGGGCGGCCCTTCGGGTTCGTACCGCCGAAACAAGCAGACGACCAGTAACAACCAATACCGCGCCCGTCAACGCACAGACGAGTCCTGACGCGATGATGATTTCCTGGAGTCCGGTCATCTCAGGCGGCCTCCTGCTGGTCGTCGTTGGCGGCCGGGGGCCCGAAGACGTCCGGGCGCAGCAGATGGCGGGATACCCCCGTCGCTGCCTCAATGGCGAGGACGTGGCGAGGCGGAACGGGCCGGTTGCCGCTGACCCACTGATTGACGGCCTGCGGAGTAACGCCCAGCAGGCGCGCGACACCGGCCTGACCGGCTCCCAACTTCCCAACGGCGGTGGCGATTGCGTTCATGCCGCCATCTTAAGCATCGCTTTAGTTATCGGTCAAGCGATGCTTTCTTACATAGGTGAGCTGGCAGTTGGACAATCAAGCGATGCTTGACAACACTGCCATGGCGGCCGCCATCCGAGCGGCCATAGAAGAATCCAAGTTGACCCAGAAGGGCGTCGCTGACGCTTTTGGCGTTACCGAACAGGCCGTTTCCGGCTGGTTGCGCACTGGCAAGGTGGACAAGCGAAAGCTGCCTCGCCTAGCCCAGCTCACCGGCAAACCGCTATCTCACTTCGGGATGGGTGGTGTCGATGAAACGGTCTCGGCTTCTGCGACCCCATCGGACTATGTTCGCGTTCAGCAACTGGACGCGGAGGCAGGCATGGGCGGGGAAACGATCAATGACGACTACCCGGAAGTGATCCGGGCGATGGACTTTGAGCCGGCCTACATCCGATCGATCGTCGGTTTCGTGCCTGCGCCTGGTCGCCTAGTGCTGGTAACCGGCCGCGGTGATTCGATGATTCCCGTGATCCAGCCGGGCGAAAGCCTCATGGTCGATACCGGGATCTCGCAATTCGATGGTGATGGAATCTACTTGATCAACAACGGCAACGGACAACAGATCAAAGGCCTGCAGGATCGCGGCGATGCCATCTACGTGGTCAGCGCCAACGCCGCGCTTTACCCTGCTTTCCCGCTACCCAAGTCAACGGTCATCGGCGGCAAGGTCTACCTCAGAAACCGCATCGATCGACTGAACTGACCATGCACCGCCAGCATAAGGACGTGCCATGAGAACCCTTGGTTTTATCGCCACCGCCATCGGTCTGGTCATGTTGCTCATCTCCTGCAACATGGATGTCAGCGTGGCAACGGGGCTAGGTTCCAGGGTGAACAACATCGGTCTGATGCAGCAACAGTCCATGCTGGTAAACGTCAGCCTGGGCCTGATGCTAATCGGGGTGATCATGTGGATCGCGGGTCGCAAGAAGCTGGAGAGCCCTGCCGAGGTGCCCGACGAGATCCGGAGCTACAGTGCTGAAGAGATGAAGGATCTCGACGTGCTTCTTGCCGACAAAGGCTGGACCGGGATTTCGCTGAGCGCGAGCGATCCGAAGGTTGTGCACTCGGTAGCAGCGGGATCTTCAGCCGCGCACGCGGGCATCCTCCCGCGCGACCGGATCATCCAGATTGACGGTCAGTTCTCCAGCAACGACCTGCGAGCCAACGTTATGCAGCTGGCCGGCGAACCAGGCTCGGTGGCCGTGCTCAAGCTCCGCCGCGGTGATGCTGCGGTCACAGCAGAGGTAGTCCGCGAGGCAAGTGGCGGCTGATCAGCCCGGGCTGACCTCCTCGCCCTGCGGCAGCGCTCATCTTTCCAACGACATCTACAGGGGCCCTGAGGGGCCTCTTTGCATTTCTACGGCCAACCACTAAAGCATCGCTTGACTACCACCTAAAGCGGTGCTTTACTTGGTCCGTCGCCCAGCAACCCGTGCTGGACCGCCGGAGCCCGAGATGGACCACACCGCCCTCAATTCAGCTTCCCGCCGCGCCCAAGCAACCTGGGACAACCGCGAAGACCCGCGCATCGCCGCTGAGGCGGCCATCGACAGCACGGCACTGGAAGCCCTGCGGGCCGCTCCGAACATGCTGGAGCAGACCTTCGGCTACCAGTCGCCAGCCTTTTGGGCCAAGGCTGCCCGTCTGCTGGATGCCCAGCAGGACGCCGCCTTCGCGGCCCTGATCCGCAATGCCCGCGACGCCTACGTCAACGAGGAAGTCGAGGACGTAGCCGACGACAAGGGCCTGTCCACCAATGGCGCAATCGACCATCTGCTGGCGCAGGTGGCGGCATGAGCGCCACCACCGCGAGCTTCGCCGTTATCGAAGTACCAGGCTGCGGCATGCGCCTACGCGTCATGAAGGATCCAGCTGGTTGGAGCGTATCCGGCTGGCGCCGCACGAAGGGCGCGATGGCAATGGTCGTGTTCGCATCCACCGAATCCGCGCCGACCTTCAGCGACACCGCCGGCCAGCACCACGTCATCGCCGGCCGGGCCTACATCGCACTGCCACCCGAGAGCCGGACGAAGCTGCAAGCCTTCGTCACAGCGACGGAGGGTGCATCCGCTCAAGGCGGTGTCGCATGAGCGCCAGCTTCGATCCCTTCGCCTATCTGTTCGGCTCCCTGCTCTCCGGGCGCCCCGAACCGACCACCAACGCGGGCCGCTACCTGCAGCAGCTAGACACCGGCGACGCGCGTTTCACCCGCAGCGGCGAGGACGTCAGCGAAGAACTGCTGGCCGGCCTGCGCCGCATCCAGATCACGACCGCAAAGGAGTCGCCATGAACACCAACGTTCGCCAGATCCGCGAGTTCCAGGCCGTGCGCGATGCGATCGCCTGCACCGGCCTGAGCCCGGCGCCGCTGTTCCAGCGCCTCAACGCCGAGCAGCGCAAAGGTCATCGCGGCCTGTCGGTGGTCGACAACGCGCTGCGCCTGCGTCGCCAGTTCCGCGACGAGTTCAGCAACCAGCCGGACCCGGAGGCCGCATGAACTTCGAACAGGCCATCCGCAAGGAGACGGTGCGCATGTCGCTGGAGTTCATGGCGTACGGCGGACTGATCGGCTTCATCGTCGGCGCTGCCGCCGTCCTGATCTTCCAGGACATGTTGCAGGCGGTGATGTCGTGAGCTGCCGCCTGACCTACATCCTCGCGCCGCTGGCCATGTGGGCGCTGATCTGCGGCTTCGCAGCGGCCGGGGTCCTGCTCGCTGTCGTGCATGGCAACTACCTGTCGCTGCTGATGGCCCGCGCCGTCCTGGCCGGTGCCGTCTACCAGACCGCACAGGAATGGTTCCGCGCCGAGAAGGCGCTGGCCGAGCGCCGCAGCGGCATCGCCTCCCTGACCTCCGCCATGCCGGTACCGGCGGAAGACCTGCAGTAAGCCACTGCCGGCCCGGCCGGCTCAACCGACGAGGTCCACATGTTCCACCTGAAGAACAACCCGGCGGCCGTCTCCAACGTGAACCTGCGCATCGAGAAGCACGGCGATGAGCGGCACTTGGCGGTCGACCTTTCCATCACCACCAGCACCAGCAACCTCGTGCTGGACCACTTCGACAAGGAACTGCGCAAGGCACTGTTCCGCAAGCCTGGCAAGGGCGAGCAGCAGTCGCTGCCGACCATCGGCGACCACCTGACCGAGATCAAGATCCCGAGCCTGGAGCCCATCAAGGTGGGCCACGAATTCAAGGGCTTCGAGCTGCAGATCGACGGTGAGCTCGACAACACGCAGCCGATCTTCCTGGTGGACGTGAAGCTCAAGAAGTTCGTCATCGCCCCGAAGGAAGGCGGCAGCGTGGAGCTGTCGTTCAAGGCATCGGCCAGCGTCACCCCCGACGAAGTCGCCGAGCTGACCGAAGCGCTGATCCGCGAAAACGTGGTCCTGACCCTGCAGCCCGGCCAAGCCGAAGAAACCACGCAGCAGGAAGACCTCGCTGCTGCCTGATCCCCCTGCCCTGCGCTTTCCCCCTGTGGCGCAGGGCTGACAGCCCGGAACAGACGGGCACCTCTCTAACCGCCCTGGAGCACAACATGACCAGCACCACCACGGCCCCCGGCCGCATCCAGCTGTTCGACGTCGACAGCTCGCAGATCCACAGCATCGGCCACGACGCCGTCACCAACACCCTCGCCGTCCGCTTCACCAGGGGCTATGGCGACAAGCGCGGCCCCGGCTCGCTCTACCACTACGCGAACTTCAGCGCCGAGGAGTTCCTGGCGTTCAAGGACGCCGACTCGCTGGGCAAGCACTTCGGCGCGTACATCAAGCCGTTCCCGGAGAAGTACCCGTATCACAAGGTCGCCGAGCAGCAGCAGGCGGCCTGACGCGAAACCGGGGGCTACAGCGGCAGCGCCGCCTCACACCTCGCCGGACAGCGTAACCGGCCGCCTGGAAGCCCTGGCAACACCGTCGGGCGTGAACGCACAGAAGGCAATCGATGTCGGCATGCGGGCATCGAGGCAACACGGCGGTGAGAGCCCCGCGCCGGAGACGTAACCGGCACCCCTATTCCTTCATCGCCGGCCATGCCGGCCGGAGATCCATAGACATGAACGTTCCCGCCGCCCAGCAGCAGCCGCAGACCGCGCTCGCCGCACAGCCCCGCCAGCAGTTCGACCTGAGCCCGCAGACCTTCGAGCAGGCGATTCAGTTCTGCGACTACCTCGCCGAAAGCGACCTGGTCCCGAAGGACTTCAAGGGCAAGCCGGCCAACTGCCTCATCGCCATTCAGTGGGGCGCCGAGCTGGGCCTGAAGCCGCTGCAGGCGCTGCAGAACCTGGCCATCATCAACGGCCGGCCCGCGCTGTGGGGCGACGCAGTCATCGCCCTGGTGCGCAGCTCCCCGCTGTGTGAGTACATCACCGAGGCAGACGACGGCGGCACCGCCGTGTGTCGCGTGAAGCGCCGCGGCGAGTCCGAGGAGGTGCGCACCTTCAGTATGGACGACGCCAAGGTGGCCGGCCTGCTGGGCAAGAGCGGCCCGTGGACGCAGTACCCGAAGCGCATGCGCCAGATGCGCGCCCGCGCCTTCGCACTGCGCGACGTGTTCCCGGACGTCCTGCGCGGCATGCCCATCGCCGAGGAGATCATGGACATCCCGCAGGCAGGCGCTGCCAGCGGCGAGCCGGCGCGCGCCGCCATCGAGGGCCAGGCCGACAAGCAGCTACCGCTGTACTCGGAAGCCGACTTCGCGGCCAACCTGCCGAAGTGGTGGGACATCATCGCCAGCGGCAAGAAGTCCGCCGAGGACCTGATCGCCACGCTGCAGACGAAGGCTCGCTTCACCGCCGACCAGCTGAAGAAGATCCGCAATCCGCCCAAGAAAGAGACTGAGGGCGAAGGCGAGCCGCAGAGCGGCGCTGCCGCCGCTGCCGGTGGCGTGAACCAGACTGCGGCGGAGGGCTGAGCATGCGCACCGTGAACCTGATCCAGGGCACGCCGGAATGGCATGCGCACCGCGCGCAGCACCTCAACGCCAGCGACGCGGCGGCGATGCTCGGTGCCTCCACGAACCACTCCCGCGCCGATCTGATCCGGGAGCTGGCTGCGGGCGTGCCGCGCGAGTTCAGCGACTTCGTGCAGGAGCGCGTTATCGACCCGGGCCATGAGTTCGAGGCCCAGGCCCGCGCTATTGCCGAGCAGCTGGTAGGCGAGGATCTCTACCCCGTTACCGGCGTGGTCGGGAAGTACTCTGCCAGCTTCGACGGCCTGACGCTGCTGGAGGACATCGCCTGGGAGCACAAGCGCCTGAACCAGACGCTGCGCGATGCCATGTTCGACGGCTGCACCGGCACCGACCTGCCGCTGATGTACCAGATCCAGATGGAGCACCAGGCGATGGTCTCCGAATGCGAGCGCGTGTTCTTCATGGCTTCCGAGTGGCGGCAGGCTTCCGGCGGCTGGGAACTGGTCGAGGAGCGGCACTGCTGGTACACGCCGAACCCGGCGCTGCGTGCGCGCATCGTCGCAGGCTGGGCGCAGCTGGAAGCAGACGTTGCGGCTTTCGAGCCGGGTCCGGCCAGCGAGCCTATGCCGGTCGGCCGCGCTCCAGAGACCCTGCCGGCGCTGAGCATCCAGGTCACCGGCATGGTCACCGCCTCCAACCTGGCCGAATTCAAGGAAAACGCGCTGGCGGTGCTTGGCTCGATCAATCGGGAACTGCAGTCCGACGAGGACTTCGCCGACGCCGAGAAGACGGTCACCTGGTGCAAGGGCGTCGAAGAACGCATCGAGGCGACGAAGCAGCAGGTGCTGGGCCAGACGGCAGACATCGATGCGGTGTTCCGCACGATGGACGACGTGGCCGCCGAGACGCGCAAGATCCGGCTGGAACTGGACAAGCTGGTGGCGAAGCGGAAGGAGGAACGCCGTACCGAGATTGGCAACAACGCTCGGCGCGCGGTGATCGACCACATCCAGGGCATCAACGAAACGCTGGGCGCGCATGCCGTGCCGATGCCGGCCACGCTGGTCGCAGATCTGCAGGCTGCCATCAAGGGCAAGCGTTCCTTCACCAGCATGCAGGATGCGGTCGACGCGGTTGCTACCAATGCCAAGATCACCGCCAGCCAGGCGGCCGACCGTATCCGCGCCAACATCGCCATCCTGGCTGAGCATCCGGACTACGCGACCCTGTTCGCCGACCGTGTGCAGCTGTGCGCCAGCAAGGCGCCGGACGATCTGCGCAACCTGGTTGCTGCCCGGATCTCCGAACATCGGCAGGCCGAGCAGGACCGTCTGGACGTCGAGCGCGAGCGGATCCGCAACGAGGAAGAGGCCCGCGCGCAGAAGAAGGCAGCCGACGACGCGGCGGCGGCCGCAGCTGAGCAGGCCGCCCAGGCGGCTCAGCCGTCCCAGCCGGCAGCAGTCGAGCAGCAGACCGGGCCGGTGGCAGCCGCGG